CAAGGCAAGTGATAGTTCTGCTGACTCTACTGCTAATTATGATTTTGCAACAAGAAGCTTTAGGACAGATACGGGATATAACAATGGTGCTAATGTAGATAATACATCTTTTTCTATTGGTAATATTGGAACTGGTACTGAAGAAGTAGCAAATGGAATTATTTACCTTTATCAATTTGCAGACGCAAGTCATTATTCTTACCAAAGAATTGAATGTAATTATAGGCATAGTACAAACAGTGTTTTGTTTGCTCAATTTGGAGGCGGTGTCCATACTGTTAATCAAGCAAATAATGGAATACAATTTCTTGAAGGTGGTGGTGATACAATTACTGGAGTGTTTTCGTTGTATAAAGTGGTGGCATTGTGAGTAGTGAATTTGGATATATACCGGATAGTCCAGAACAAAGTTTTGGAAACAACAAAGGTATTTTTACACCTAGTGATATTTATGATTTAACTAGAGCAGATAAATACACAGACTTTGGTCAACTAGATTTAATAGAAACACAAGCACAAAGTAGTGTTAGTACATTTAATTTTAGTAGTTTACCAATTGACAAATATGACGTATTTTTTTTAACTTACAATTTTCATAGTGGCAGCCACGATGTAGGAATATTTGGTAGATTTGGACAAGGTACAAATTACAAAGATAGCAGCAATATGTATGCAAACATAAGAGGAGAAGCAGATGACACATTTGGAAATCACACTTCTACTTCAATGTGGGCTCATCAACACGCAAATTTAGGGACAATGGCTACAAGTCCAGACGGCTTAGGTTTTACTGGTTATGCATATTTATATAATATGGGGAATAGCGAAGCATATAGTTATGTAAGTATTCATAGTTGTTTTACTTCAAGAACAAACAATACTGCAGCATTTAATATTGGTGGTGGAGTTTACCCTGTTCAAGAAATGCATAATAGCTATTCTATTTTTCCTAACACCGGTAGTTTTAGTGGAAATGCAAGTATGTATGGAGTTAAATATGGCTAATTTAATATTTTTAAAAGAGACAAGCACAGATACAAATGCTAGTTCATTATCAGTTACTGATGTATTTTCTTCTCAATATAAATTATATAAATGTATTTATACAGTTGATGAAGTAGGAACAGAACTTGCAACAGAAACAAGATTATTAAATTCAAGTGGTGTAGTCGATTCAAGCAATTATGATCACGCATCGTGGAGTATGGCTACAAATGGTACTGGAGAATTTAATGGTGAAAACGCAGATAAATGGCAATATACAATGTATAACGAATCAATTTATGGTGGATTTTATGTAATGTATATTTATAACCCTGCTGACACTTCAAGTTATACATTTTCTAATTGGCAAACTTCAACTCTTTATTTAGCTAGTTCAACCAAAACTTACATAGCACGTAAAGCTATGGGAGTATTAAAAGTAGCAGAGGCACACACAGGGATACAAGTTTACGCAGGAAGTTCTAATATAACAAAAGCAAAATTAACAGTATATGGAGTTCAATAGTGGCACAAGAAGATAGATTTTCAAGTTCTTTAGTTTTAATAGATGAATTTACAATAAGTTCAGCAACGGCTGCAGTAACTCTTGGTGCAGGTAGTAATGGTAGTAGTGGTGCAAATGTCTCTATTGATACTACTTATGATGTTTACAAAATTGTAGCTACAAATGTCAAAGTAAATACAGATGATGCTTTAGCGATAAGAATAACAAAAGGTGGATCTGTGCAAGATGATAGTAATTACGATGATGCAAAAAAATATTTAAAATCAGACACTTCATATTCAAATATAGGAAATGAAGATTTAACACAAGTTGATTTTACTGCAACAATAGACAGTGGAGTAAGTGCTTCAGCTGGTAATGGTATTGGATATTTATTTAATTTTCCAAATGCAGATGAATATAGTTTTGTAACTATAGAGAGTTCACATTTTCAATATAATGACAATGCAGGTAGAGGTTTTTACGGGTGTTTTATTCATACCGTAGCTAGCGCAAGTGACGGTGTTACATTTAAAACAAATGGTGGCAATAATTTAACTGCAGGCCATTTTGCTTTATATGGATTAAAAAAATAAATTATAGTAAGATAGGAAAGATATGGCTATAAAAACAATTGAAGAGTTTAGAACTGAAGCTACTTCTGAAGTAGAAAGTGAAAAACCTTTATACGCAGTTGTTAATAATGAAAGACGAGAGTTTACAGATTTAGAATACAATCGCGCTATTGAAGATAGAGCTCAATTTAAATTAAATAAACAAGATAATGGTTATAAAGAAGATAGGTTAAATGAGTACCTTTCTTTTGGAGATCAATTAGACCAATTATTTTGGGACATAGACTCAGGAAAATTAGACAAAACTGGTAATTGGTATAAAGCTATTAAAAAGATAAAAGACGACAATCCAAAACCTTCATAAATCTGTGTTATAATCCGATTTATGGATTACATAATAGGGTTTATATTTGGATATTTTATAAAAAATATTATTTCTTATATTAAAGAATTATCTGAAATTAGATTACCAAAACATTATGTAAAAGAAGATTGGGATTGGATTGAATAATGAAGGCGCAAGTTAATTTAGGACAAATACTACAAGGTGGTTTAGCCGCTTTAGTAGGTTGGTTGTTTAAAACAGTCAACGATATGCAACAAGAAGTTGCAACATTAAAAGCACAAGTAAGTGCGTATCAAGAATCTATTGCAGGGTTTAACCAAAACTTAATGGTAATAGAAGAAGTAATTAGAGAAATACTATTTAAGGTTGGAGGATAATGGACTGTTGTGGTAGCGGTTGTTGCGGTGGTAAATGATTGAGAAACTACGAAAAAACATTGGTTTGGTCCTTGGTCTTTTTACTGTTTTGGGTGCTATCGTTGGAGGCATTAACACTGCTGGTAGAATGGTTGACACCTTATCTACTATTGATGAACGAGTATCTAATCTTGAAAGTATCATAGCTGAAAATCAAGTAGAGGCACAAATATCAGTGCTATACGAAAAAATATACCAGTTAGAACAATCTAATTACGATAATAAATATTTAGAAGACCGGGTACTTATACTAGAACAACAAGTTTATGACTTAGATAGTAAATTTTATGACGTTGAATATATAGAAGATAGACTTACATATTTAGAAGCTAACCAAAGCAACCATTATCACGACACACAAGATTCTAATGGAGTCGATCCATGGGAATTTGACCAACTTAAAGACAGAGTGTTGATATTAGAAACACAATTTAACGATAAATGGTGGAAGTTTGATGATTATGATTATCGTATAGATGATGTCAATAATCAAATAAACGATTTATGGAGTTACACTCACGGACATTAATGATAATTGTAAGAGATGACGGATCGTTTATTAAAATATGTAACTGTAAGTATGGTACTATTAGCTGCAATTGTGAGTTGGATAGCGACACCACTAAGTTTTCTGTTAGTTAGATTAGAGAGTAGGAGATACAATGAAGTTAACAGTAGTTAGAACTCAACTAGGTCTTGATGCAACAAATGGAATTTTGTTAATTAATGACGTATTTGAGTGCTACACATTAGAAGATCAATATCAAACAGTCAAAGTTATGCATGAAACTTGCATACCAGAAGGCACATACGATATAAAATTTAGAAAAACAGGCGGATTTCACGCTAAATATACAGAAAGATACAAGAACGCACACTACGGTATGCTTGAGCTACAGGACGTTCCTGGGTTTAAATACATACTTATTCACACAGGTAACACTGACGAACATACATCAGGTTGTTTAATTGTAGGAGAAACACAACAAGATTTAGAAGTATCTAAAGACGGATTTATAGGCAGTAGTGTTGTAGCTTACAAAAAAATGTATTCAAAAGTAGCAAAAGAATTATTACAAGGTAAAAAAGTAACTATAGAATATACAACAATTAATGAGTTATTAAAACCTAAATCTAAAAATAATTTTTCTGATGATAAGAAGCTCGATACAATTATTGCTAAACTAGAAAACATAGAAAATAAATTAAAATTAGGGAGACTAATTAAATGAGTAAAGACTTAAAAGATATGTTAGAAAAAACTATATGGACATTTGTAGAAGCTTTTATTGGAGCTTTAACAATATCTCCTTTAGTAGGAGTAGATGCTAATGCTTTTCAACTAGCTGCTATTGCAGGTGGTGGTGCAGCTTTAGTAGTTGTCAAAGAGTTTGCTAAGAAAAAGATTGGAAATTAATTATGCCTATTTATGGTAAAAAATCTATGAGAATGAAAAAGAAAAGACCTTCTCGTACTAAAAAAAAGAAGTAACAATAAAGTAAAAAACCCTCTTTTGCAAGAGGGTTTTTATATTATGTTACCTTGTTAGGAGGTTGACATAAACTTTAATACTTTTATATTAAAAAGGTACCTCACTTTTGTCAACCTCAGTTTCAGCATCTGCATCTACTGCAGCAACTTTTTTAGCACCAACAGGAAAGAATTTATTAATTTCAAGATAACGTTCATCGTTCTTATCCTTAATTAACTCTACACCTACAGGCTTACCTACATAATCTTGTGGATTAAAACTAATCTCACCTTCTTGCATAGGTATTCCAAGTGCTCCCATTAACTCAACAAGTTTCCACTTTGCATTTTTAGTAAACATAGTGAAAGTAAAAAGTTTTAACTTTCCAACTTGCACAGTCCACTTCCAGCCTTCGTTCCCGCTTTGAGCCACGTGATCTTCTACTGCTACAATGGCTGCTTCATAATCACCAGGGGTAATTTGA